TTACTTCTTCGCCTCTGCAACCACTTTGCTACCCACGCCGCGGTTATTGTATTCCCACATGCGGTTGTAGTTAGTGTCATTCAGATTGCGCTGTACTTCGTCGTTATCATCAACGTTGCCAGTATTACCCGCAAACGGACGATTGGAAATCACCGCATCGGCCCACGGTTTCGCCGTGTTAAAACCTTCGTTGATGGCGCTATCACGGATCACTACCTGACCGTTGGTATTGGCATCAACATCCAGCGAGCGGCCCAGTTGCGCCACGCCATCCCCGGAAGCATTGAAACGGCTGTTTACGGCGAGGAAACCGTAGTAAATGTTGGACAGCGTAGCCGGTGCAAACACATACGCTTCTTGCTGGGTACGGGAGTTCACCACGCGGAATTCGGTGTTATCGAACACCACTGCGCCGCGACCAGAAACGATATCCACATCCCCTTCAATGTAGCTGTTAGTCACCAGGGTACGCGGCTGACGGTTGCTTTCCAGACGGTTTTGCACACCGCTGTTGGTGACAAAGAAGGTATTCTGGCGACCGAGAATATTGACGTTATTGATCTGCACTTTGTCGCCATCAGTACGCAGTGCCACCGCCGGATGGTTACCCGCATCTACGCTATCGCCCAGTGTGTTTTCGATGGTCAGGTTTTGCAGTTGCAGGCCATTGTTTTGTGACCAGAAGACCGCAGAACAGAGCACGCCAATGCTGTCGCTGCGTTTGCTCTGGCAGCTATCGTACATATACCACGCTGGTTTACCCGGCATATATTTGCCGCGTGGGTTGACGTCGTGACGCCAGTCGGCTGGGCTCATGCCCCCATCAAGGGAAAGCCCAATTTTCACATCAATCGGTTTTTCACCTGTACCGTACAGAGTAATTCCACCCGGAGCGGCAGGGACATACACCGTTCCCTGATACTCACCAGGCATCACGGCAATATACTGGCGCTTGTTGGTACGCTTGATAATTGCCGCATCTACCGCCGCCTGAATCGTGGTATGCGTTACACCTTGAGTACCCGCCGGGCCGACAACAAAGTCAGGTTGTGCAGGCAGGGTAATCGGGGAAGGATTCCACGCTGCAGCACCTGGTGTCAGGGATGCAAAATAGTGTTGAGCATCGAAATTCTGCGCTTCTTTTGCCGACAGAATCGGGCGAGAAGAGGTACCAGGCGCGGTTTGATCAGAAGGACGTTGATCGGGCGGTGTTGAGCTACAGGCGGTCAGCGTCACGCCAAAAGCCAATGCCAGCGCCAGACGGGAAACTGAAAATGTGTTCACAGGTTGCTCCGGGCTATGAAATAGAAAAATGAATCCGTTGAAGCCTGCTTTTTTATACTAAGTAGGCATTATAAAAAAGCATTGCTTATCAATTTGTTGCAACGAACAGGTCACTATCAGTCAAAATAAAATCATTATTTGATTTCAATTTTGTCCCACTCCCTGCCTCTGTCATCACGATACTGTGATGCCATGGTGTCCGACTTATGCCCGAGAAGATGTTGAGCAAACTTATCGCTTATCTGCTTCTCATAGAGTCTTGCAGACAAACTGCGCAACTCGTGAAAGGTAGGCGGATCCCCTTCGAAGGAAAGACCTGATGCTTTTCGTGCGCGCATAAAATACCTTGATACTGTGCCGGATGAAAGCGGTTCACGACGAGTAGATGCAATTATGGTTTCTCCGCCAAGAATCTCTTTGCATTTATCAAGTGTTTCCTTCATTGATATCCCGAGAGCATCAACATGCAATGTTGTTGGGATGGCAATTTTTACGCCTGTTTTGCTTTGCTCGACATAAAGATATCCATCTACGATATCAGACCACTTCATTTCGCATAAATCACCAACTCGTTGCCCGGTAACAACAGCCAGTTCCATTGCAAGTCTGAGCCAACATGGTGATGATTCTGCTGCTTGATAAATTTTCAGGTATTCGTCAGCCGTAAGTCTTGATCTCCTTACCTCTGATTTTGCTGCGCGAGTAGCAGCGACCGGGTTTGTTGTTATATGGCCTTCAGCTATTGCCTCTCGGAATGCATCGCTCAGTGTTGATCTGATTAACTTGGCTGACGCCGCCTTGCCCTCGTCTATGTATCCATTGAGCATTGCTGCAATTTCTTTTGTGGTGATGTCTTCAAGTGGAGCATCAGGCAGACCCCTCCTTATTGCTTTAATTTTGCTCATGTAATTTATGAGTGTCTTCTGCTTGATTCCTCTGCTGGCGAGGATTTTTTCGTAGCGATCAAGCCATGAATGTAACGTAACAGAATTATCACTGTTGATTCTCGCTGTCAGAGGCTTGTGTTTGTGTCCTGAAAATAACTCAATGTTGGCCTGTATAGCTTCAGTGATTGCTATCCTCCTGTCTCGGCCTAATCCAAACTCTTTACCCGTCCTTGGGTCCCTGTAGCAGTAATATCCATTGTTTCTTATATAAAGGTTAGGGGGTAAATCCCGGCGCTCATGACTTCGCCTTCTTCCCATTTCTGATCCTCTTCAAAAGGCTACCTGTTACTGGTCGATTTAAGTCAACCTTTACCGCTGATTCGTGGAACAGATACTCTCTTCCATCCTTAACCGGAGGAGGGAATATCCTGCACTCGCGTACCCATCGACGAACTGTTTCAAGGCTTCTTGGGCGTCGCTGGCGAGCGTTCCACTCCTGAAGTGTCAAGTACATCGCAAAGTCTCCGCAATTACACGCAAGAAAAAGCCGCATTGATGCGGCGATGAATTCAGCATTGGCCTGCTGTTCCATTTGGAAATCTTCATCGAAACCGCTTTCAGGATGCGCTCCTTCAATTCTGCAAATGGGAAGATATCCAACAACTTCACGATGAATTAGCGCATCACCAGCATCAAATCTCTCCTCTCCATATTCGAGCGACCACGCACCACACGTTGCTTTTTCTGCTGCCTCACGCAGTGCCTGATAGTCAATCTTGTTCATGTCACATCACCCTGAAGCCGTTGCATTTACGTAAGAAATCGCAGATATAGCCCTTCATTTTTTCATGCCAATCTCGATCATTCCCATTGCACCACCCATCAGGTGGAGTCCAGTTTTCTATCAGAGCAGCCATTTTCTTTGCTTTCGCCGGAGTAGCTGTTGCGGTATCGCAGTAATGACGAGTGTCAACAAACTTATCCATGCCATCGATATCAAGTACGCAAAACCATGTGTGATTCGGAATTCCTACAGGTGGTATTTGTTGCCCACGTCGGCGTTTATCAATGAGATATACACTCACTGGTTACCTCCTTTGCGAAGCTCTGCGGCGAACTCGTTAAGTGATATGTAGCAATCTCCAAATGTTAACGAACCGCTCGACCGCATATGCTCCATAGCCATCTCCACGCCCTGCGCCCGTACTTCAGCCAGGAAAGCATCGGTGGCTGGCATATTTCCTGTTGCCTTCATGGCCTCCAAAATAACCAGAACGCCATCTCGCCCAACCACCTCAGCGATAACCTCGGTGTTGTCGCCAACAACATCGCAGAATGCCTGAACTGCCTTACGAGCCAGCTCATTCTCCACTGCCAGCGCCGTGCGATTACCCTCCAGCTCTGCAATGCGCTGTTTTGCGGCATCCAGTTCAATCGACAATTTTTCCAACTGCTCTTGATGCTTCTTGTATTCCTGATATGCGTGCCAAGACTGACCTTTGCGCACACTATCAGTGATATCAGTAATCTGTTCTGGTGTTAGCGTGGTCAGTGGCTGTGATGGGAAAATAAGCACTTTCCCGGAATCCCAATCAAAACCAGCGTGAATTGACTGAACCTCAACTGAAGGTGTTGAACCAATGCTGCCAGGCGAATGAACAACGATTGTTACATCCATATCGCGACGATGGCTGTGGTTGTTGGACAAAATACGATTCACCAACTCAGAAAATTTGGAAAATTTCATGCTGATTCCCCTTTCTCTGCTCTCTCCTGTCGGAACATCACTATCATCAGGTCGCCTTTTGTCGCTATCCTGGCTGTTGTACCTGGTTCAATGCGGCTAAGCTCAAATGCGTCATAGAACGCTTCTAATGCCTTCTGGCGTAGTTCCTGTTTGCGCCGTTTTTTCCACTGTTTTAGGAAAATGGAACCCAGCCATCGCCATGTACGGGACATGATGTAAAGCCAACCGCACTGGCTGCTTCCTTTGCGAATCTGTTCCGCCCATTCTTCAAGGGATTTCTCCGCATATTCACCAGACAGGCCATCAATCGGATGCGCTTCATTAGCCAACTCTTCTTTCGCTGACAAAATCATGCGTGTAACGTCGAAAACTTCACGCAAAGACTTATTGATAAATCCGTGATTGAACGCAGCAGCAAGACGGCTGGCGGTATAGTTAATCCCCTCGTTGCGTGCTTCCGCACGAATTTCAGCCAGGAAAGCATCGGTGGCTGGGGTTTCAGTAACATCATCTTCCCATTCGCTAAACTCCTCACGACAAAAGTCATTAAATTCCTTCTCAGATTGCTTAAGCGAGGTATTTTCAGCAGCCATCTTCGCGCATTTAGCCTCAAGGTTATCAATCGTGATTCCAGCAGAACGACACTCCAGCAACGCCGTTTCTAGTTTTGATTCAAGTTCACCGAACTTACGCACCAGATATTCAGCGTTTGTTTCGTTAACCTTTAAATCTCTGGGGATGCATTTACCTTTCAGAAAACCATCCATCTCAATTAGTGACATTTGTTTCATTTCTTCCCACTCCGCCACATTGCATTCAGATATTTGTTGTCATTAACAGAGCCGAAACTATTTCTCTTAAGCAATTCCTCTCTCGATGGCATTGGCTTTACGCGTTGGCGAATAATCATTTCTGCCGGAAGAATGCCGGGATTGTATGCAAGTCCTCTCATGATTTACTCTCCATGAACTGGTCAACAGCCATGCTAAGTGATACACCTAAAGTCTCGATATGCTGCTGAATATCCTGTAGCGTCTGCGCCTGAGATAACAGGATTTCACGGTTGCATAACTCTTTGACCAGATGCTCAAACTTGCTGTAATAACCGATACGGCTTAGTGTTTCTTTCCCTGCATTCTCACCTTCTTTGATAATTCCTCTTTCGCTAAGAATCAGATCGTGTTTAGTTCCGGTAATAACGTATTTTCCGAGGTCGATGTTTAGCTTCATTGTTAATTACTCCATGTTAATTTATTCGTATGCCTGCTCTTTCTTCATCGAGTTTTTTTAGCTTGTATCGCATAGCTCTTACTGAATAAATTGAGCGGCAGGTTGCAATTGCTATTTCTTCTGCGGAGAACTTACCGAAAAGTGATACTTCGGCTCTTGTCCAGCGTCTTCCACGAAGTCGGCTAACAATGTCAGCTCCAATCCTTGTTGCTTTCGCCATTACTGCTTTTTCAGTCCTTTCCAGTTTTTCAGCGATAACTTCAACTGGCATTGTCGCCGCCACTTCGCGCAAGAAATCGACCTCCCATTTCTCCCATGGAGTCTTTTTCATAGGCGATACCGTTATTTGATAAGAAGTGAAGGTTTCCCAACTTTGAGTTGAGCGCCGGGGATATTTATTCCTGCTTTTAGTTGGTGTTTGATTGCCAGTTTGTCGGCTTTAATTGTCGTTTCAAACTCAACGTATTCAGGAGGAAGGGCGCTTGAGTCGATGATTTCTACAGTTTCTGACGGTTTGCGGATTGTTACCTGGTGAATACCTGCTCGAATCTTTTTCTTGCCAACCATTTCAAGCGATGACGCTATATACGCCATAATGCTGTCAATCTTGTTTTGAATTACTGCGGCTCGCTCATTTAGTGACTTTGCCTCTTCCTTGAGGCGTTCAGCATAACCAGATTCATTTTTAATAATGGCAAGAAGTTGCTCTATTTTATCGGTAAATTCTCCTTCCATGCCTTCTATTGTGTCAGCAATCATCTCTGGTTCTAAATCTGAATCCATTAATTTTGCGTATTCATTGGCAATTTCATACAGTTTGCTCACTGGCAGCCTCCAGTTTCGCTTTGCATTCTATGTAAATGGCTTGTACGTTCTGCTGCAATTTCATTCCAGATGTCAGTCGATATGCTTCTGCAAAATATCGCTTCAAATCATCCATGTTTTCTGCCTGATCCATTTCATCACAAAGAAGTTGTGCTTTTTCCATTATTTCCTGCTGGCGTTTCCGTTCATCTTCGCGGATATCTTCCTCTGATTTGTGCGGCATAACTGGTTCCTGATGCATACCTTCATCTTCGTTAAGCAGGTGAATGGCATTATCCAGTCGCTGGGCTTTAGGCCAGTATTTGCTGGCGCGTTTAACTATTGTTTTACGCGCCATCTCTTCCCAGAATGTTTTCCACGGTCCATTCTTTGCCTTGCTCGTTGCTTCCACAGCTTTAATTTCTGCCAGACTCATTTCTTCAGTCAGGTAGTCACCATCTGCTGTTTTAACCGTGCAATAACCTCCAACAATAGAGCCTCGCTCACCAAATGCGTTGTATTTGTGGGTTGGTGCTGAATCAAGGCCATTTGATTCATAGGTGTCGTTTGAGTACACCAGTTTGCATTGCCCCCACTTAATTGATCCTGTCGATTGCGCAAGATGAAGTAATCCCATGTAACTGATATCAAGGCACACCATGCCGTCGCGCGGAACCAGATAAGCCAGTTTGCTGGCCGGGTTTAAGGTGATGCCGATCGCCGCAACATTGATGATGGCGTTCTGTGCGCTGGTTGGATTTGCCAGTGCCGTTTTAGCCAGGTAATCGTTTTTCTGGAAATACTGAATTGCAAACTGGCTTTCCTTAGCCCATGTCACCGTCTGTTCAGTCAATGCTCCGCAGAATAACTGCTCTTGCTGTTTAACGAATTCAACGATATTGCTCATGCTGCTTCTCCAAAAATGTGTCTGCGTTTGAATATTGCGAAGGCATATTCAGCCTTAACTCTTTCGGTTATTGCATCCCAGAACCATTCAGCGGCTTTTTCCTGATAGTTACAGTCATCATCTTCCAGCCAGTCGATAGCGTCCTTAGTGTGTTCATCTGGTTTATATGAGCGAAGCATTTCGCTTATTGGGTCGCAACGTTTGCAGAGGCGATCAACTTCACTGTTGATTCGTTCGTAATCTTCATCAGTAAAACTTGCGATGATTTGCGATATTTCACGCTTATCATTCAGAGTCAGAATCATCATCTTTCTCCTGTTCTTTGTGCTGATTGAGCATTTTGTTCATCTGACGAATGAATTCCTCGTCTGACCAGTTATCTGTAAAACTCATTTCCTGCGATACCACGGAAGGTTGATAGCTGATTTCATCGCTTTATTTGCTTCAAGCCACATTTTGGAATCACCAATAAATCTGGCTATTACTGCTTTGTTTTGTGCTGCACGAAGCATCTGGTGATTGATGGCTATTTCATTGCGCATAACGCCTCCAGTTGTTTCTTTGCTGCTCTGATTAATTGTTTAACTCGGCGTGATAATTCAGATTCGTGCGGGTAGAAAGCGGACATGACGCCGCTACCCGCGAGCTGAAAGTGCATCATGGGTAACTCCTTATATTTGATTGCATAACGAAAACGCCTCGAGTGAAGCGTTATTGGTATGCATATAAAAAAGCCCTCACATTGGAGGGCAAAGAAGATTTCCAATAATCAGAACAAGTCGGCTCCTGTTTAGTTACGAGCGACATTGCTCCGTGTATTCACTCGTTGGAATGAATACACAGTGCAGTGTTTATTCTGTTGTTAGTGCCAAAAATAAAGGCCGGCTATGCGGCCTCGGAAGGAAGTCCAATCATCTTATTCAAATCTTCTACCCGTAAAGCAGGAAGTGCTGTACTTGCTTTATCTGCTTCTTTTGGTAGCAACTCTTTGCTTTCAGGCCAAACTTCAATAAGTCGCTTAACTGTTGTGACTGAGTTCAAAGCAGCCCATACATTTGATTTGATATCCTTTTTCTTGACTTCAAGTTTTTGTTGCAATGCGCAGATTTCATCAAACCTTTTTGTTATTTCGTGTTCTGCGTCAAACATGCATTTATCTTTTTCTGGGGTGGGGAGCAATATATCTTCACCGTTGCCGTCTTTTCCGTATGAATGCCAGCCAACTCTTCTGCCAGATACAGTCAGATAAATTGATGTAGAACGAACATCGTATGAGTAAAATGAACATCCCAGTTTTTTAAGTTCTTCACTTATAGCTACTAACTTGGATGATAACTGATCCACTTCCTCAGTTTTCTTTTTACCGCCAAACGCAATAACTCTGGCGTCAAGTGCAAGCTGGTTCTTTAACTTTGTTACTTCTTCAAGTTCAGTGAAAACCCCAGACTTAATTAAAGCGTTACGAGCGATTTCCTCTTTCATTCTCGTAGTTAAGCGGATTGATGACATATTAATTCCTCTCAAATAAGTGGTTTGCTGCCTAATTTCATTTTCTGGCGACCAACACAAGTCACACCCATTTCACTGCGTGGCTTGCGGTAGTAAATAGGGTTATTTATGTCATTAAAAACCAGCATGAGCGTGGTTATTTTTTCTTTCCAAGAGATGGAAGCCCTCCAGAATAATCTGGACCACTTGAACGATGCATTTGATACAATATTGCGTTTTTTATTGCGTTTTTGTTGGCGTTTAGTGGCTTTGTTGCGAAAGAAATTTTTTCTCGTTTTACATCTCTTATCATCATCAACTCACGTTCTGATGCTTTTGGATGATAATCATTGATATGCTTCCATGCTGCCTTGGCGCTGAATTTTCTTCCACATAAAGGGCAATAGCATTTATATGATACTTGTTTGCTAGTCATTTCTATCTCGCCGTAATTGATTTCATTGACCTGTAACCAGCAGCATACAGTGCAACTTCAGGCAAACAAACGCTTCCGCCATTCGCATCTGTATTTGATTTACTGATGATGCCGAGTGATATTGCTTTTTCAGAAAGACTTAAACGCTTTCTCGGTTCTTCCTGAACAGCTTCCTCACTGTCTGTGCCGAAGATCGAATCGATGATGTTGCAGATGGAATCACGCTCGATAGCCAGCTTTCTGCGCCGCTCATGACGGCGAGTTTTGGCATTTCCTGCAAATGTTGATTTTCCGTACACGATTACCGTCATGATGTTTTCCTCATGTGAAATGGCTTTGGTGGTGATGCGCCAGGTGCTGATCTTCTGGTTGCTGTCGTTGCAGCTGCAATTCACATCACCGCCAAACCCATCTCGTTTGGTATCTGTTTGCGCTTTGTCAGCGCCCCATCGAAGTTAAAGAGCCTGCCAATCTGTTCCGTTTGGCTACCAGCGTCCTGCTGATGGCTAAATAGTACGATGTGTACTTTAATGAGTCAATACAAAATGTTCTAAATGTGGTTGGTTTTTTATAACACTTTGTATTTTATTGATTTATATTTTGGAAAAAGAAAACCCGACGCTAAGGTCGGGTTATTGTTGTGTGTTTTAGAGTGGTGAGGCTGTTAACTAAATGTCTCTTCAGGCCACTGGCTGGCGATAACTTTCCCTACTACGGAACAGCTATCATTGCATGGGATCATTGGATATTGCGGGTTTAGTGGTTGTAGGAACACCTGACCGCTATCCCTGATCAGTTTCTTGAAGGTAAACTCGTCACCGCCAAGTCTGGCTATGCAGAAATCTCCTGGCTCAACAGCCTGCTCAGGGTCAACGAGAATTAACATTCCGTCAGGAAAGCTTGGCTTGGATCCTGTTGGTGCGGTCATGGAATTACCTTCAACTTCAAGCCAAAACGCACAATCACTGGCTTTTTTGGTTGTGCTGACCCATCTCTCCGCATCACCTTTGGTAAAGGTTCTAAGCTCAGGCGAGAACATCCCGGCCTGAACATGAGAAAAAACAGGGTACTCATATTGTTTTTTAACGGGGGCAGATGAGTATTCGCCAACAGGTGAAAATGTACCGTCGTGGTTGAATGAGACGTTATCAATACCAAGGTATTTAAACACCACACCAATCTCGTCAAGAGATGGATGACGAGATCCGCGCAACCAGTGACCAATTCCACCCTGCGTCATACCAAGCTCTTCAGCTAACTTCTCTTGAGTTATGCCGAGCTCTTTCATTCTGGATCTAGCCAGTTCATACCATTTCATTTTCATATCCTTATTATTACGCTCTGTACTAAAACCATCCATGCACAAGATGTATTTTTTGTTTGCATTCCAAAAGTACATATCGTATTATTGTTTCATGGTTACTATGGAGGGCATATGAGCAACCTACGAAAATATCGAGAGTCACTGAATATCTCTCAAACAACACTTGCTAAGGCAGTTGGATGCACACAGGGAGCTATCGGGCATTGGGAATCTGGTCGTCGCTTCCCAGACCTTAAAACATGCCGTGCTCTTGTTGCGTGCCTAAACAAGTTAGGCGCAAAAGTAAGTCTTGATGACGTGTTCCCGCCTGAACACAAAGCCGCTTAATAAGCGGATCCGCTCTTTATCAATCTGCACCGCCGACAACGCGGTAACTAATTAATCACTCATCGAAAAATGAGTATTAGTGATTATTTACCTATGGAAATAGTAAGAAATGGAACAAACAAGTTATAGCAAACTATCACAGCGCGACGTTGATCGCGCAGAAACAGATTTACTCATCAACCTGTCAACGCTTACCCAGCGCGGTCTGGCAAAGATGATTGGCTGTCATGAATCGAAGATAAGCAGAACGGACTGGAGATTTATTGCTTCGGTCTTGTGTGCTTTCGGAATGGCATCAGACATCAGTCCGATTAGCAGGGCTTTTAAGTATGCGCTTGATGAAATCACAAAGAAAAAATCCCCGGCCGCCACCGAGGATTTTAAGCAAATTGATATGCAATTCTGAGGGAATTACTGGATCAATCCACAGGAGTCATTATGACAAAACAACTCAGTCCTTACCAGGACAAAATTCACAAACACATACTACGTGATCGCTTCCTGTCCAGCTTCAAGCAGCCTGGTCGATTCCGGGCTGAGTTGGAAAAAGTGAAGCTGATGCAGAAGGAGAAAGGTCATGAGTAACATATCTAATCTAGCCGAAGCCAGAGAGGCCAGAAGGCTACAACAACCGCATCAAAGCAGCGGTAAGGGGTATGCCTTGCTGCACCGTAAAATTATGGATGTGCCGTTTTACAAGGACGCAGAAGCAGCGCATCTGTGGGTTCACTTAATCCTCAAAGCAAAGCATACGCCTGAGTATGTAATGACTGACGCAGGAGAAATTCTGGTAGGCAGAGGGAAGCTACTTGGCGGTAGAAACTCTCTGGCGTTTGAAACAGGACTCAAACCAGATCGCGTTCAGTACCTGCTTAGAAAGTTCAAAAAACTCGGCATGATTGACTGGGTTTCACACGGTAAATTCTCAGTTTTCTCGGTAGAGAAATATGACGATTATCAGTCAAATTTTGTACCAGCAGATTACCAGCAAATTACCACCTCAAAGCCAGCAATACCAATGGCTGCAAGCAATACTGTACCAGCAGATTACCAGCAAATTACCACAGATAAAGAATATAATAATATTATCTCTAATACTGACGTATTAGAGAGTACCGCAGCAGACAAAAAGTCTGACAAGAAAAAACCTTCCGTTAGCTGTCAGGATGTTGTCGATGCTTACCACGAAATCCTTCCTGAAGCGCCAAGAATCCGCGCACTGAATGACAAGCGTAAAAACCAGATCCGAACGTTCTGGCGCAAAGCCGGAGTGATAACCCGCCAGCTTGACGGGCATGGGTTCACGATGCAGGACTGGAGAAATTATTTGAGCTACGTAGGCGAAAATTGTCGATGGATGTTCGAAGAGCGCCCAAACCATCAGCGCGGAACCGTCTGGCACAAAAAGGGATTTGATTTCCTGCTTAACGATAATACCTACCTGAAAGTTCGTGAGGGTGAACACGATGACCGATAATTTTTATTCGCCGCCAAATAGCATCGAGGCAGAGCAGGCGGTGATTGGTGGATTGCTTCTGGATGATGACAGCAGTGAGCGCGTCCAGAAAGTTCTGGCGATGCTGAAGCCTGACTCATTTTACAGCCGGCCACACAAAATCCTTTTCGAAGAAATAACCAGAATGCACCGGGAGCAAAAGCCAGTAGATGGCCTGACGCTTTTCGATGAACTGGAGCGTAAATCGTTAACGGCGTCTGTTGGCGGTTTTGCTTATATCGCTGAGATCGCAAAGAACACGCCAAGCGCAGCAAACATCGTTGCCTATGCAATGCAGGTTCGTGAAACCGCAATGGAACGCTACGCCATCAACCGCATGACTGAAGCGACGGAATTGCTCTATTCCCGCAACGGAATGACTGCAACGCAGAAGTACGAAGCTATTCAGTCGATTTTCACGCAACTGACAGACCATGCAAAAACCGGATCGCGTCGCGGCCTTCGTTCATTTGGTGAGGTCATGGAAGACTGGGTTAGCGACCTTGAGAAGCGATTTGACCCATCAGGCGAACAACGGGGAATGAGCACAGGGATCCCATCGCTGGACAGGATGCTGTCACCGAAAGGTCTGGTGAAAGGCTCTCTGTTTGTCATTGGCGCTCGCCCTAAGATGGGGAAAACGACGCTATACAGCCAGATGGCAATCAATTGCGCAGTGCATGAGAAAAAGCCCGCTTTGATGTTCAGCCTTGAAATGCCAGGTGATCAGATACTGGAAAAACTGGTAGGGCAGAAGTCTGGTGTTAACCCGAATATTTTTTACCTTCCGGCGACAAATGACGCTGATGACGGCTATCAGGGTGATTACGATGGTGACTTCAACAGGGCGATCGAAACAGCCAATCGCTTGAGTGAAATCGACCTGCTTTACATCGACGACACGCCGGGATTATCTCTGGCTCAAATCGTCAGCGAAAGTCGTCGAATCAAGCGAGAAAAAGGATGTGTTGGCATGATTCTGGTCGATTACCTGACACTAATGACCGCTGAGAAGGCCGATCGCAACGACCTTGCTTACGGCATGATCACCAAAGGACTGAAGAACCTTGCCAAAGAGCTTGATTGTGTTGTTGTGCTTCTGACACAGCTTAACCGCGCACTGGAAAGCCGAACCAATAAACGCCCATTACCAAGTGACTCCCGAGATACAGGGCAGATTGAACAGGATTGCGATTATTGGGTTGGGATCCATCGTGAAGGTGCTTTTGATGACAGTGTTCCACCTGGTGAAACTGAACTAATCCTTCGTCTCAATCGTCATGGCAATACCGGCACGGTGTATTGCATTCAGGCAAATGGCGCTATTTATGACACAGACCAACAGTCTGCTGAAATGCGCCGCCGTGAACGCGAGGAACCGCAATCCAAGAAGAAAGGAGGATTCTGATGACCATCTACATCACTGAGCTAATAACAGGCCTGCTGGTAATCGCAGGCCTTTTTATTTGGGGGAGAGGGAAGTCATGAAAAAACTAACCTTTGAAATTCGATCTCCAGCACATCAGCAAAACGCTATTCACGCAGTACAGCAAATCCTTCCAGACCCAACCAAGCCAATCGTAGTGATCATTCAGGAGCGCAACCGCAGCTTAGACCAGAATCGAAAGCTTTGGGCTTGCCTTGGTGACGTTTCGCGTCAGGTTGAATGGCATGGTCGCTGGCTGGATGCAGAAAGCTGGAAGTGTGTGTTTACCGCAGCATTAAAGCAGCAGGACGTTGTTCCTAACCTTGCCGGGAATGGCTTTGTGGTAATAGGCCAGTCAACCAGCAGGATGCGTGTAAGCGAATTTGCGGAGTTATTAGAGCTTATACAGGCATTCGGTACAGAGCGTGGCGTTAAGTGGTCAGACGAAGCGCGACTGGCTCTGGAGTGGAAAGCGAGATGGGGAGACAGTGCTGCATGACTATCAAATCAAATACGCCAGCACACGACAAGGACTGCTGGCAAACGCCGCTCTGGCTTTTTGATGCACTGGATATTGAGTTTGGATTCTGGCTGGATTCGGCAGCGAGCGACAAAAATGCTCTGTGCGCTCACTGGCTAACTGAGGCTGACAACGCGCTCAATTCTGAGTGGATAAGCCACGGTGCAATCTGGAATAACCCACCGTACAGCAATATCAGGCCGTGGGTGGAAAAAGCCGCTGAGCAGTGCATACAACAGCGACAGACGGTAGTGATGCTTGTGCCAGAGGATATGTCAGTCGGATGGTTCAGCAAGGCTCTGGAGAGTGTTGACGAAGTTCGTATTATCACTGATGGACGGATTAATTTTATCGAACCATCGACAGGGCTGGAGAAAAAGGGAAACAGCAAAGGCTCCATGCTGCTGATTTGGCGACCGTTCATCAGTCCTCGACGGATGTTTACTACCGTATCCAAAGCGGCATTGATGGCGATCGGGCAGGGCGTCAGGAGGGCAGCATGAGACGACAGCGACGAAGTATCACCGACATCATCTGCGAAAACTGCAAATACCTTCCAACGAAGCGCTCCAGAAATAAATGCAAGCCAATCCCAAAAGAATCTGACGTAAAAACATTCAACTACACGGCTCACCTGTGGGATATCCGGTGGCTAAGACATCGTGCGAGGAAATGACAATGGATTATTCACAGTTAAGTGATTTTGAAATTAACGTGGCGGTATTCGAAGCCATTCATAACGGATCACCTGATTACAAAGAAGGTGAGAATGGCGATATGGTGTTTGTCTCATTTGAGGGAGACATTGTAAACGGAGACGCAGTTGAAGTAGAAGTTGAGCGCGGATCATTTAACCCATGCGTAAACCCAGCAGACGCATGGCCGATTATTGAAAAATACAGGATTAGCATTATCAATCTCGATGAAGACGAGTGGGGTGCACGCGGTGTGGCCTACTGTAAATCTAAGCGAGCTATACATGAAAATCCCCTCCGCGCCGCCATGATTGTCTTTCTCATGATGCAGAGAATCCAATAATGCTTAGCCCATCCCAATCCCTTCAATACCAGAAAGAAAGCGTCGAGCGAGCTTTAACGTGCGCTAACTGCGGTCAGAAGCTGCATGTGCTGGAAGTTCATGTGTGTGAGCACTGCTGCGCAGAACTGATGAGCGATCCGAATAGCTCAATGTACGAGGAAGAAGACGATGAGTGATGTTAAAGAAAAAGATATCCCCGGCTTTGAGGGTATATATAAAGTAACTGAAAATGGAGACATCATTTCATGCCGTAAATCAAAAAAATTATCTCATGGTATTAAACCAGGAGGATATGCATTTGTCGGTCTGTATCCAGGTGGCGGGAAAAGACCATCATATAAAATGGTTCACAGAATTGTTGCAGAAGTATTTATTGATAACCCAGATGGCAAACCGGAAGTTAATCACAAGGATGGAAATAAACTTAATAATAAAGTTGAAAATCTTGAGTGGGTAACGCGAACAGAAAATGCGAAACATGGATTTGATTCCGGGTTGCTTGTTCATGGTTTTAATCATCACTTCTGCAAACTAACGCCAGAACAAGTGAAATCAATATATAAATCAAAAGGCAAATACAGAGATATAGCCAAAGAATTTGGTGTTTGTGCGCAGACAGTGTGCAACATAAAAAACAAATCAGCGTACCGACGTTTTTTGGAGGGGATTGATGTTTAGAAGCAAAAAATGGCTTCAGGCAGTCAGGGATATTGAGTTTTGCGTTCTTTGCGGAAGATACGGAGTTCAGGCCGCTCACAGAAATGAAGGGAAGGGGGTTGGGATTAAAGTAGATGATTGCCTTACTGCTGCGCTATGTGTTGATTGTCATTCAAGAATTGATAATGGGAGAGATATGAGCAGGGAAGAGCGAAGGGCTGAAATGGATCGGGCCATTGTGCTTACCCTTAAAAAATTGGTTAACAATGGGAGGGTGTTTGTCCAATGAACGAATATCAGTTTGTGCTTCCATACCCGCCGTCGGTGAATACCTACTGGCGAAGACGGGGAAGCCAATATTACATAAGCGATAAAGGCCAGAAATACCGAAAAGACGTACAGCAAATCATCTGCCAACTCAAGTTAGACATTTTCACCAAATCACGACTCCGCATCAAAGTCATTGCAGACGTTCCAGACTCCCGCCGCCGCGACCTCGATAACATCCTGAAGGGTTTACTCGACTCCCTTATCCATGCCGGATTTGCGGAAGACGACGAGCAATTCGATGACATTCGCGTAATTCGTGGTGTGAAAGTACCAGGCGGACGGCTTGGAATAAAAATCACTGAACTGGAGAACGTATGAACGCCACAATTCAAACGATACCAGAGCTTCTTATCCAGACACGAGGCAATCAGACCGAAGTGGCAAGGATGCTTTCCTGCGCAAGAGGAACAGTGCTCAAGTACAACCGAGACAGCAAAGGCGAGCGTCATGTAATAGTTAACGGCGTCCTGATGGTCAAACAGGGAAAGAGGGGAAGACGATGAGACTCGAAAGCGTAGCTAAATTTCATTCGCCAAAAAGCCCGATGATGAGCGACTCACCACGGGCTACGGCTTCTGACTCTCTTTCCGGTACTGATGTGATGGCTGCTATGGGGATGGCGCAATCACAAGCCGGATTCGGAATGGCTGCATTCTGCGGTAAGCATGAACTCAGCCAGAACGACAAACAAAAGGCTATCAACTATCTGATGCAATTTGCACACAAGGTATCGGGGAAATACCGTGGCGTTGCAAAGCTTGAAGGAAATACTAAGGCAAAGGTACTGCAAGTGCTCGCAACATTCGCTTATGCGGATTATTGCCGTAGTGCCGCGACGCCGGGTGCAAGATGCAGAGATTGCCACGGTACAGGTCGTGCGGTTGATATAGCAAAAACAGAGCAGTGGGGGAGAGTTGTTGAGAAAGAGTGCGGAAGATGCAAAGGCGTTGGCTATTCAAGGATGCCAGCAAGCGCAGCATATCGCGCTGTGACGATGCTAATCCCAAACCTTACCCAACCCACCTGGTCACGCACTGTTAAGCCGCTGTATGACGCTCTGGTGGTGCAATGCCACAAAGAAGAGTCAATCGCAGACAGCATTTTGAATGCGGTCACACGTTAGCGGCATGATTGCCACGGATGGCAACATCTTTACGGCATGATATTGACTTTTTGAATAAAGTTGGGTAAATTTGACATCAACGATGGATAAATGCACTCGTTAAGTAAAGCCCTGAGTTAATAGCTCGGGGCTTTTTGCGTTACAATCACAAAGGGAAGAGCGTTAGGTGAATCGGCGATACTGCCCCACAAGCCCGTTAATCGATAGAGGTAGACTAGCGCTCTTCCTTTTGTGCTGAATTAAGCGAATGCCGGAAGCAGAACCGGATCACCAAATGCGTACAGGCGTCATCGCCGCCCAGCAAAAGCACAACCCAAACTGAGCCGTAGCCACTGGCTATCCTGAATTCATCAGTGATAGTTATGCTGCGGCCTTCTGCACATGACCTTCGTGAAAGCGGGTGGCATGAGGTTGCTCTAACAACCTCCTGCCGTTTTGCCCGTGCATATCGGTCACGAACAAATCTGATTACTAAACACAGTAGCCTGGATTTGTTCTATCAGTAATCGACCTTATTCCTAATTAAATAGAGCAAATCCCCTTATTGGGGGTAAGACATGAAGATGCCAGAAAAACATGACCTGTTAGCCGCCATTCTCGCGGCAAAGGAACAAGGCATCGGGGCAATCCTTGCGTTTGCAATGGCGTACCTTCGCGGCAGATATAATGGCGGTGCGTTTACAAAAACAGTAATCGACGCAACGATGTGCGCCATTATCGCCTGGTTCATTCGTGACCTTCTCGACTTCGCCGGACTAAGTAGCAATCTCGCTTATATAACGAGCGTGTTCATCGGCTACATCGGTACTGACTCGATTGGTTCGCTTATCAAACGCTTCGCTGCTAAAAAAGCCGGAGTAGAAGATGGTGGAAATCAATAATCAACGTAAGGCGTTCCTCGATATGCTGGCGTGGTCAGAGGGAACTGATAACGGACGTCAAAAAACCAGAAATCATGGTTATGACGTCATTGTTGGCGGAGAGCTATTCACTGATTACTCCGATCACCCCCGCAAACTTGTCACGCTAAACCCCAAACTCAAATCAACAGCCGCAGGACGTTACCAGCTTCTTTCCCGTTGGTGGGATGCCTACCGCAAGCAGCTTGGCCTGAAAGACTTCTCTCCGAAAAGTCAGGACGCTGTGGCATTGCAGCAGATTAAGGAGCGTGGCGCTTTGCCGATGATTGATCGCGGTGATATCCGTCAGGCAATCGACCGTTGCAGCAATATCTGGGCTTCACTGCCGGGTGCTGGTTATGGCCAGTTCGAGCATAAGGCTGACAGCCTGATTGCAAAATTCAAAGAGGCTGGCGGAACGGTCAGAGAGATTGAGGTATGAGCAGAGTCACCGCGATTATCTCCGCTCTGGTTATCTGCATCATCGTTTGCCTGTCATGGGCTGTTAATCATTACCGTGATAACGCCATTACCTATAAAGAACAGCGCGATAAAGCCACGTACATCATCGCTGACATGCAGAAGCGTCAACGTGATGTAGCAGAACTCAACGCCAGATATACAAAGGAGCTTGCTGATGCTAACGCGACTATCGAAAGTCTCCGTGCTGATGTTTCTGCTGGTCGTAAGCGCCTGCAAGTCTCCGCCACCTGTGCAAAGTCAACGACCGGAGCCAGCAGCATGGGCGATGGAGAAAGCCCAAGACTTACAGCAGATGCTGAACTCAATTATTACCGTCTACGAAGTGGAATCGACAGGATAACCGCGCAGGTTAACTACTTGCAGGAATACATCAGGACGCAATGCCTTCGATGATAGCGATAATTTTACTCATCATCCTTCACATCTGGCTCTGCAGACAGGGTGGTGATCACTTCTGGAGTGAATCCAGATTAAACATCTCATTGCTGATGCTTGATATTGAGCATCTGGCGCGCGGTAAGGGGCTGCGTTGAGATAAGAGCCAGTCATTACAAATACCAGGATTTAGCCTCGCATTCGCGGGGCTTTTTTATATCTGAATTTCACAGCGCATCTCACGCGCATATTAACGAGAGCCTTTCAGTAAGCGAGCCTGAGAAATGCCGTTATAGGTGGCGACCTCTCTCGGGCGGCTTTTCTGTGAGACAGGCTCACTTTCTAAAAGGTAAAGACGCTATGAATCATCAATTGGCTAATCTCGATTTCCGGGACATGGTGGTTGTTTCTGGTGATCGCGTGATCACAACCTCCCGCAAGGTAGCAGCTTACTTCGACAAGCAGCATCACCACATCATTCAGAAAATCGAAAAGCTAGACTGTTCGGATGAATTTCTAACCAGCAACTTTTCGCGGGTTACCTATGAACACAAGGGTAATCAGTATGTTGAATATGAAATTTCCAAAGACGGCGCGATGTACATCATCATGTCGTTTACCGGCAAAAAAGCTGCCGCCATCAAAGAGGCGTTTATCAAAGCATTTAATTGGATGCGTGACAGGCTGATGGAGATGGCTCACTCATACCAAAGAGAGCACAACGAGTTAATGCTGGAGTTCATGAAGGAAAAGGATGTTGCCAGTATGTCAGGACGCTTGCTGAACCGCTGGGGCAGGATCAAAAAACCGCAACTCATAGCAAGAATCGAAAGGCTTGAGCAGCAGGCGCAAATATCGATCCCCGGACTGCCAAAGTGACCATTCCAAAGCCCATCTACGGGTGGGCTTGATAATGAAACCGTGATTTACATCCCCACAATCCGGGTATGTAAAAGATAGTTCAGGCGAGAACAGATTTAACTAAATCTGTGCACCACCAGTTACGGCAGTACCACGAAACAACCCAAGCCAGTAAGTGGGGAAATAACACTGGCAGCCACTGAAAGATGAACCTCCAGCCTTATGGCAAAAAAGATTCTTTGTGGTGGCGGACTGATGGAAAGACATCCTAATCAAGCAACCACTCTACAGGGTCATAATTATGAACGACCAGCAAATCGAAAAAGAAATCGTTGAGAAAGGCAAAACAGCCCCGCGAATCACTCCTCAGCACATCGAAGACGTGATTAAAAGCGAGCATTACTTTACTGCTTATGATGGACGTAATGGTGCCATTTCCAGCAACGAATATTGTGGCAGGGAAAAACCAGAAGAAGACGATCGTGATTTATCACCATTGAAGTTGCTCACTTTCTGCGTACTGGTGCTGAAGAATGGCTTCACCGTCACCGGAGAGAGTGCCTGTGCAAGCCCGGAAAACTTTGATGCAGAAATTGGTCGGAAGATTGCCCGGCAGAATGCTGTAAACAAAATCTGGATGCTCGAAGGTTACTTGCTGAAGCAGAAGCTAAGCGAACAGTAGTTATTACAAAAGCCATTCCCTACAGAGTGGCTTTGATAATGGCTTATACCCTACACGGGATAACTTAACTGATATCCCTTTTAACGGATAAACGGAGCCAACAATGGCAGAGATTATTCCCATGACTGAAGAACAGAAATTCCAGTTAGAGATTTACAAACTGGTCATGAACCAGAACGCAGCCGCAGAGGAAGCATTTCAGTTCATTGGTACTGACGAGCTGAAGCTTGAGCTATTCAAAATTCACTTCCAGTCAGGCGGCGCTAATTCAGATATCACGACCCGCACTATCGAAGCGGTGCGTAAATCGAAGGAAGCGTTAGACCTGTTCACTACCGGAGCATAAACATGGCAACTCAAGGTTTCGACAACCCATCCAAATTCCGCGATGAATGGGATAAGCAAGCAGAAGGGAAATAATCAATATGGCAGCACCAAAGGGCAACCGATTTTGGGAGGCCCGCAGTAGTCATGGGCGAAATCCTAAATTCGAATCGCCTGAGGCGCTGTGGGCTGCTTGTTGTGAATACTTCGAGTGGGCTGATGATAACCCGCTATGGGAGGGTAAGGTATTTTCATATCAGGGAGAAATAATTAAGGCTAATGTCCCTAAGATGCGAGCCATGACTATTTCAGGATTGTGTACCTTCCTTGATATCACCAGGCAAACATGGGGAACCTTCCGGTCAATGGAAGGTTTTTCTGACGTCACATCACGAGCGGAAGACATCATCTACGACCAGAAATTCTCTGGCGCAGCCGCTGATCTTCTCAACGCTAACATCATCGCCCGTGATTTGGGCCTCAAAGAGCAGTCGCAAGTTGAAGACGTGACACCTGATAAGGGAGATCGCGATAAGCGGCGCTCTCGTATCAAGGAGCTATTCAACCGTGGAACTGGACGCGATTCTTGATAACCTGAGCGACGAAGAGCAAATCGAATTGCTCGAGCTACTCGAAGAAGAAGAGAACTACCGGAACACACACCTGCTATATGAATTTACGCCATACAGCAAACAGCGTGAGTTCATCGACGCCGGGCATGACTATCCAGAGCGCTGTTTTATGGCTGGTAACCAGCTTGGTAAGTCATTTACTGGTGCTGCTGAAGTCGCGTTTCACCTTACCGGGCGTTATCCGGGCACAAAAGGCTATCCTGCTGATGGTAAATATGGCGGTGAGTGGAAAGGTAAGCGTTTCTATGAGCCTGTTGTCTTCTGGATTGGTGGCGAGACAAACGAGACTGTAACCAAAACGACTCAACGCATCCTGTGTGGTCGTATCGAAGAGAATGGTGAGCCAGGCTACGGTTCCATACCTAAAGAAGACATCATTAGCTGGAAGAAGTCTCCTTTCTTTCCGAACCTTGTTGATCACCTTCTGGTTAAGCATCACACGGCTGATGGCGTTGAAGATGGCATTTCAATCTGCTACTTCAAGCCATACTCGCAAGGTCGTGCTCGCTGGCAGGGTGACACAATCCACGGCGTGTGGTTTGACGAAGAGCCACCATACAGCATTTATGGTGAAGGCCTTACCCGTACCAACAAATACGGGCAATTCTCAATTCTGACGTTTACCCCGCTGATGGGGATGTCTGACGTTGTTACCAAGTTCCTGAAGAATCCAAGCAAGTCGCAGAAAGTGGTCAACATGACCATCTACGACGCTGAGCACTACACAGACGAACAGAAAGAGCAAATCATCGCATCCTATCCCGAGCATGAGAGAGAGGCGCGTGCTCGCGGTATTCCTACGATGGGTAGCGGTCGAATCTTCCAGATACCGGAAGAGACGATTAAGTGTCAGCCGTTCGAGTGTCCTGATCACTTCTACGTAATTGGTGGGATGGATTTCGGATGGGATCACCCACAGGCGCAGGTTCAGCTTTGGTGGGATAAGGACGCAGACACAATCTACGTTTCACGCGTGTGGAAGGCGAAAGAAAAAACAGCTGTTCAGGCATGGGGAGCTGTTAAATCATGGGCGCATAAAGTGCCAACCGCATGGCCTCATGACGGAAACCAGCACGAGAAGGGCGGCGGTGAGCAGCTCAAAGGGCAGTATGCAGATGCTGGTTTTATGATGTTGCAGGAGCATGCGACATGGCCTGATGGCGGTAATGCTGTGGAGCCTGGCATCACTGAATTGCGCGACATGATGCTCGATGGTCGCTTCAAAGTATTCAACACCTGTGAGCCATTCTTTGAGGAGTTCCGCCTCTATCACCGTGATGAAAACGGGAAAATCGTCAAGCTTAACGACGACGTTCTCTCAGCCGTTCGCTATGCATACATGATGCGCCGCTTCGCCAAAATGATGCGCGACATCAAAAAACCAAAAGAGAAAAAGATACCAGCCCCAATCAGGCCCATCGCACGGAGAACTTAAATGGCCGACGAAAACAGACTCAATTCCATTCTGTGTAAGTTTGACGCGGACTGGATGGCGAGCGATGAAGCCAGAACCGAGGCGACAAATGACCTGTATTTTAGCCGAGTGTCGCAATGGGATGACTGGCTATCAAACTACACTACCCTGCAATATCGCGGACAATTCGATGTTGTTCGCCCGGTGGTCAGGAAACTGGTAGCAGAGATGCGCCGGAACCCTATCGACGTTCTCTTCCGACCCAAAGACGGCGCTAATCCTGATGCTGCCGATGTGTTGATGGGAATGTATCGTACTGATATGCGCCATAACACGGCAAAGATTGCCGTTAACGTTGGCGTTCGTGAGCAGATAGAGTCCGGCGTTGGTGCATGGCGTCTGGTCACCCAGTACGAAGACAACGACCCAACAAGCAACAATCAGGTAATCCGACGACTGCCAATCCATGAAGCCTGCTCACACGTCATATGGGACGCCAACAGCAAGCAGATGGATAAGAGCGACGCTAAGCACTGCACGGTGATTAACGCCTTGTCGCGCAATGGCTGGAAAGAGTTCGCAGAGGATTACGGTATTGATCCGGACACCTTGCCATCTTTCCAGAATCCGAACGATACATGGCTGTTTCCGTGGGTATCGAATGATGTCGTCTACGTCGCTGAGTATTACGAGGTCGAAGAGAAGAAAGAAAAAGTCTTCATCTACCGCGACCCGCTGACAGGTGAGCCGGTCAGCTATTACCAGCAGGATATCAAAGACGTCATCGACGATCTGGCTAATCGTGGATTCATTAAGGTAGCAGAGCGTAAGGTCAAGCGTCGGCGTGTGTATAAGTCGATCATCACATGCACACAGATACTGAAAGACCGCGAGAAGATAGCCGGAGAGCATATTCCAATCGTTCCAGTGTATGGCGAATGGTCCTTCGCTGGTGACAAGGAGTGCTACGAAGGAGTGGTAAGGCTGACGAAAGACGGTCAGCGCCTTCGTAACATGATCATGTCATTCAACGCCGATATTGTTGCTCGTTCACCGAAGAAGAAACCGACCTTTTTCCCTGAGCAAATCGAAGGCTACGAATACATGTACGGTGGAAATGATGACTATCCGTACTATCTCCAGAACAGGACTGATGAAAACGGTAACGACCTGCCGATTGGTCCAATCTCCTACATGGAAAACCCTGAAGTGCCGCAAGCCAACGCTTACATGCTTGAGGCTGCCACCAACGCAGTGAAAGAGGTGGCTAGTCTTGGTGTGGATGCGCAGGCAGCAAACTCTCAGGTCGCTTTCGATACCGTCAATCAACTGAACATGCGGGCAGACCTTGAGACATACGTGTTTCAGGATAACCTGGCTACCGCAATGCGACGTGATGGCGAGATTTATGCCTCAATGGTCAACGATATTTATGACGTTCCTCGTCATGTAACGCTGACACTTGAAGATGGAAGCGAGAAAGACGTTCAACTCTACGCGCAAGTTGTAGATTACCATTCCGGTAATGTGGTCACACTCAACGACATTCGCGGTCGCTATGAGTGCTATACAGACGTCGGACCATCCTTCCAGAGTATGAAGGAACAGAACCGCGCAGAGATTCAGGAGTTGCTAACCAAGGTTCCGCAAGGTACTCCAGAGTTCCAGATGCTGATGCTGCAATACTTCACGTTGCTTGACGGTAAAGGCGTCGAGATGATGCGAGAGTACGCGAACAAGCAACTGGTGATGATGGGGCTGAAGAAACCAGAAACACCTGAAGAGATGGAGATGGTACAGCAGGCACAACAACAGCCGCAGCAGCCATCAGCAGAGCAAATTCAGGCGCAGGGTATCCTTCTGCAAGGTCAGGCTGAATTGCTCAAGGCAGAGAACCAACAGGCGCAGATTCAGGTTGAAGCCGCCAAGGTTGAAGCCCAAAACCAACTCAATGCCGCGAAGATTGCAGAAATCTTCAACAATATGGACCTCGACAAGCAGGCAGAACTGCGTGAGTACCTCAAGCTCGTAGGTCAATTCCAGCAACAGCGCAGCAAAGATGCTCGTGCTAACGCTGAGCTGCTTCTTAAAGATGCAGACCAGACTCATTCACAACGCATGGATTTCGCGAATCTTATGCGTCAAGTTCAAATCCCCTCCGGCGGAGTAGCCGAGACACCTCAATAAGAGAGAGTTAACCATGGACCAAACCACCGACATTCAGGCTTCTGAAGAATTAACCCTGCCCGGCAATCATGCAGCGGCATCTGCTGATGGCTTAGTTGTCGATAATGCCAACGACAACGCAGGTCAGGAAGAAGGCTTCGAGATTGTCCTGAAAGACGATGAGAAACCAAAACAAGACCCGGCAACTAATGCTGAATTTGCCCGTCGCCGCATTGAACGCAAACGCCAGCGTGAGCTTGAGCAGCAGATGGAAGCGGTTAAGCGTGGAGAGTTGCCGGAGCACCTGCGGGTGAACCCTGAGTTACCAAAACAACCAGACCCTAACGATTATCTTTCCGAAGATGCACTGGCTAAGTACGACTATGACCAGAGCCGCGCACTGGCTGCCTTCCAGCAGGCAAACAGTGAATGGCAGATCAAGGCTATGGACGCACGAAGCCAGGCTGTCGCCGAGCAGGGTCGCAAAACTCAGGAGTTCACCCAGCAATCAGCGCAATACGTCGAGGCAGCCCGTAAGCACTACGACGCAGCGGAAAAGCTCAATATCCCTGACTATCAGGAGAAAGAGGATGCATTCATGCAACTGGTGCCGCCAGCAGTCGGTGCCGACATCATGCGCCTCTTCCCGGAGAAATCCGCCGCTCTCATGTATCACCTTGGTGCTAATCCTGAGAAAACACGCCAGTTGCTGGCGATGGACGGGCAATCCGCGCTGATTGAACTCACTCGACTGTCAGAACGTTTAACTCTCAAGCCTCGAGCCAAGCCTGTTTCAGAAGCCCCGTTACCTGATGAACCCATTCAGGGACACGCTGTTGCTGCAAATATTTCTGCGATTGAAAAGCAGATGGAAGCGGCAGCAAACAAAGGGGATGTAGAGACATACCGCAAGCTCAAGGCGCAACTGAATAAAGGAATTCGATAATGGCATTAAATGAAGGTCAACTGGTCACGTATGCTCTGGATGAAATCATCGAAACCATCCAGAACCTGACGCCAATGGCGTCTAAAGTGACAAAATACACCCCTCCGGCAGAATCCATGCAACGTTCAAGCAATACCGTGTGGATGCCTGTTGAGCAGGAAGCGCCAACTCAGACTGGCTGGGATTTAACTGGCAACGCTACCGGTATTCTGGAACTGTCCGTGAAATGCAACATGGGCGATCCGGATAACGATTTCTTCGAGCTTCGTGCAGATGACCTGCGTGATGAGCGTTCTTACCGTCGCCGCATCCAGGCATCAGCTAAAAAACTGGCGAATAACATTGAGTCAGCAATTGCCAAACAGGCAACTGAAATGGGCTCACTTGTTGTTCACGATACCCGAGCAATTGGTCCATCTACTGGCCTGTCTGGCTGGGATTTTGTGTCTGATGCAGAGCGCCTGATGTTCTCCCGTGAGCTAAACCGCGATATGGGCATCAGTTACTTCCTGAACCCTGACGATTACCGCAAAGCAGGCCGCAACCTGGTAGATGGTGACATCTTCGGGCGCGTTCCTGAAGAAGCGTATCGCAACGGTACTATTCAGCGTCAGATTGCTGGCTTTGATGAAATTCTTCGCTCACCGAAACTTCCGGCAGTTACCAAGTCAACCGCTACTGGTGTAACTGTTTCTGGTGCGCAGAAGTTTAAGCCGCAGGCATACACCCTTGATACCGATGGTAACAGAGAGAACGTCGACAACCGTGTTGCAACGGTAACCGTATCCTCCACCACCGGATTTAAGCGCGGCGACAAAATCAGCTTCACTGGTGTGAAATTCCTGTCTCAGATGGCGAAGAACGTGCTGACTGATGATGCTACTTTCTCAATCACCCGTGTGATCGATGATACTCACCTCGAAATCACTCCGAAACCGATTGCACTGGATGACGCGTCACTGACAAAAGAAGAGAAGGCTTACGCTAACGTAAACACCTCTCTTGCTGATACCACTCCGGTAAATGTTCTGAACGTGGCAACAACCACCGCTAACGTGTTCTGGGCTGATGACTCAATCCGTCTGCTGTCTCAGCCGATCCCGGTAACTCATGAACTGTTTGCTGGCATGAAAACTTCTTCCTTCAGCATTCCTGGTATTGGTGTTAACGGCATCTTCGCAACGCAGGGTGATATCAACACTCTGTCTGGTAAGTGCCGTATTGCTGTGTGGTATTCAGCATGTGCTGTACGACCAGAGGCAATTGGTGTTGGTCTGCCTAACCAGACTGCGCGATAACCAGAGGGAGCTTCGGCTCCCTTTTTTATCTGGAGACAAGCATGACACACATGATCTTTCGTCATGGCGACATGAAGAAGTGGAAAGGCGTTGGCTACGACTTTGAAATCGTGAAAGCCGAAGAGCTTCAGGAATATCTGGATGCTGGCTGGTTTTCACATCCTGATGACCTTTTGAAGGATGTTGCAGAGCCAGAAGAAAAACAGCGTAAAAAGCCCGGTCGAAAACCTAAGGCGGCAGCAGATGAACCTGACAACGAAGGGTGATTTAGTTCTTGCGGCATTACGTAAGCTCGGTGTGGCATCAAATGCCACGTTAACCGATGTCGAACCGCAGTCTATGGAAGATGGCGTCAACGACCTTGAAATGATGATGGCTGAATGGCTTGGCGGTGATGCGTCACCAGGTATCAACGTTGGCTACATTTTCGCTGATGCAGATGTCGCTCCAGATCCTGGCGATGAACACGGTTTATCAAATAACGCTATCAATGCCGTCATTTTCAACCTTGCCTGCCGCATTGCTCCGGATTATGCGCTGGAAGCGTCTGCAAAACTTATAACCACTGCCAGATACGGGAAAGAGAGACTCGTCAAACTGTCTGCAATGGACAGAGCAAAAGCCGCAAAATGTAAGTCCGGTTATCCAAACCGTATGCCTGTTGGTAGTGGTAACCAGTTGGCGAAGTGGAACGGTTGGAATTACTTCCACCGGAAGGAACCTTGCGATGACGGGAGCGAATAAATGCCGATTCAGCAACTTCCGCTTATGAAAGGTGTCGGCAAAGACTTCCGAAACGCCGACTATATCGACTATCTGCCAGTGAATATGCTGGCTACACCCAAAGAAATCCTGAACAGCAGCGGATATCTTCGCTCATTCCCGGGCATTGCCAAACGTTCTGATGTGAACGGTATATCGCGCGGCGTCGAGTACAACATGGCGCAGAGTGCTGTTTATCGCGTGTGTGGTGGCAAGCTGTATAAGGGCGAAAGTGAAGTCGGTGATGTTGCCGGAAGTGGTCGTGTATCAATGGCGCATGGTCGGACATCTCAGGCTGTAGGCGTTAATGGTCAACTGGTCGAGTATCGCTATGATGGCACGGTTAAAACCGTCTCAAACTGGCCTACTGATAGCGGATTCACTCAGTATGAGTTAGGTTCAGTCCGCGACATTACACGCTTACGTGGGCGTTATGCGTGGTCAAAAGACGGCACGGATTCATGGTTTATCACTGACCTTGAAGACGAATCGCATCCTGACCGTTACAGCGCACAATATCGCGCAGAATCGCAGCCGGACGGCATCCTCGGCATCGGAACATGGCGAGACTTCATCGTCTGCTTTGGTTCATCGACGATTGAATATTTCTCCCTGACTGGCGCAACCACCGTTGGTGCTGCTTTGTATGTCGCACAGCCATCACTGATGGTGCAAAAAGGCATCGCCGGGACTTACTGCAAAACGCCGTTTGCTGATTCGTATGCGTTCATCAGCAATCCGGCAACGGGTGCGCCGTCTGTGTATATCATCGGCTCCGGTCAGGTGTCACCAATTGCCAGCGCGAGCATTGAGAAAATCCTCCGCTCCTACACTGCTGATGAACTGGCTGATGGTGTGATGGAATCGCTGCGGTTTGATGCTCATGAGTTGCTGATTATCCACCTTCCTCGCCATGTTCTCGTGTACGACGCATCTTCAAGCGCCAATGGTCCGCAATGGTGCGTACTGAAAACAGGCCTGTATGACGATGTGTACCGCGCTATCGACTTCATTTACGAAGGCAATCAGATAACGTGCGGCGATAAGCTGGAATCGGTGACCGGGAAATTGCAATTCGATATCAGCAGTCAGTACGACAAGCAACAGGAACACCTGCTGTTTACTCCGTTGTTCAAAGCGGATAACGCCAGGGTGTTTGACTTTGAGGTTGAATCGTCAACTGGCGTTGCGCAGTACGCCGACCGCCTTTTTCTCTCTGCAACCACTGACGGCATCAATTACGGACGTGAGCAGATGATTGAGCAGAATGAACCGTTCGTTTACGACAAACGCGTTTTGTGGAAGCGAGTCGGGCGCATCAGGAAAAATGTCGGATTCAAATTGCGCGTTATCACGAAGTCACCTGTCACTCTGTCTGGCTGCCAGATAAGGATTGAGTAATGGCTGATTCGAATCTCAATGAGCCAGTAATCATCCAGGCTACGCGGCTCGATACATCAGTCCTTCCACGCAATATCTTCTCGCAGTCATATCTGCTGTACGTTATCGCACAGGGTGCTGATGTTGGTAACGTGGCAAACAAGGCCAACGAAGCAGGGAAGGGGGCTTATGATGCACAGGTGAAGAATGATGAGCAGGATGTCACCCTTGCAAACCATGAATCCAGAATTGAAGCTGCTGAAGCAACTCTCATCAATCATGAACATAGAATCGCAGAAGCGGAAAGCACTCTTGCAGATCATGAAACAAGGATTACGGCTGCCGAAACAGAGCTGGCTGATCACGAAACGCGAATTGCTGCCAATGAATCTGAGTTAGCAAACCATGATGCGCGCATAACTCAGAATACAACCGATATCGACGCACTTGATACCAGGCTCACAGCGGCAGAGGGAAGTATTTCGACGCTACAAAGCACAGTTGGTGATCACTCAACAAGAATATCTGCGCTTGAGTATGCCACCACGCGCAAGAAATCAGAGGTTGTTTACTCAGGGGTATCGGTAACAATTCCGACAGCGCCTACCAACCTTGTTAGTCTGCTGAAAACGCTCACGCCGTCATCCGGCACGTTGGCACCATTCTTCGACACCGTTAACAACAAGATGGTTGTGTTCAACGAGAACAAAACCTTGTTCTTCAAGCTGTCGATCGTCGGGACGTGGCCCAGCGGAACCGCCAACAGGTCAATGCAGCTAACCTTTTCCGGCTCTGTTCCTGACACACTTGTGAGCAGTCGTAATGCGGCTACAACAACCGACAACATCCTGTTAGCTACGTTCTTCAGCGTGGATAAAGACGGCTTTCTTGCCACAAATGGCAGTACGTTAACCATTCAGTCAAATGGTGCGGCGTTTACTGCCACAACCATCAAGATAATCGCGGAGCAGTAATGATTCAGTTCAAACCAACGCGAAACATCGACCTGATCGAAGCAGTCGGAAATCATCCTGACATTATCGCCGGGAGCAACAACGGCGATGGATACGACTACAAACCTGAATGCCGTTACTTTGAAGTGAACGTGCACGGGCAGTTCGGCGGCATTGTTTACTATCAGGAGATTCAGCCGCTGACATTCGATTGCCACGCCATGTACCTGCCAGAGTTTCGTGGATTCAGCAAGGAAATCGGGCTGGCGTTCTGGCGATACATTCTGACTAACACCACTGTTCAGTGTGTCACATCGTTCGCTGCACGCAAATTCCGCCACGGGCAGATGTACTGCGCAATGATTGGCCTTAATCGTGTAGGAACCATCAAGAAATACTTCAAAGGCGTGGATGACGTGACGTTTTACAGCGCCACACGCGAAGAACTAACCGACTTCCTGAATCACGGGAGATAGCCATGTTATATGCATTTAAGCTGGGCAGAAAACTGCGCGGCGAGGAACCTTATTGCCCTGAAAAAGGCGGGAAAGGTGGCAGTTCTGATAAAAGCGCAAAGTATGCAGCAGAAGCTCAGAAGTATGCCGCAGACCTGCAAAATCAGCAGTGGCAGACGATCATGAAAAACCTTGCTCCGTTCACGCCGCTTGCGGAGCAGTATGTTAACCAGCTTCAGAATCTTTCCAGTTTAGAAGGACAGGGGCAGGCACTTAATCAGTATTACAACTCTCAGCAGTATAAAGACCTTGCAGGTCAGGCGCGTTACCAGAGTCTTGCTGCTGCGGAGGCGACTGGGGGACTTGGCTCGACAGCCACAAGCAATCAACTGGCCACGATTGCCCCGACTCTCGGTCAATCGTGGTTGTCAAACCAGATGAGCAACTACAACAATCTGGCAAACATTGGCCTTGGTGCGCTGCAAGGTCAGGCGAACGCCGGGCAGACATACGCCAACAACATGAGCAGCATTGCACAGCAAAGCGCTGCACTTGCCGCTGCTAATGCCAATAAACCATCAAGTCTTCAGACCGCAATTAGCGGTGGAACGTCTGGTGCGATTGCCGGTGCAGGTCTCGCCAGCCTTTTGGGAACATCAACACCTTGGGGCGCTGGCATTGGTGCTGGTATCGGATTGCTTGGCTCGTTGATTTAAGGGGTAATCATGGCTACTTGGCAAGGATCAAATGGCGGATTGTTGGCTGGTATCGGCGGCGTCAACTCAAACGCTCCGAGCGTAAATGACATCGGCAATACGCTTCAACTTATCAGGCAGAACAATGATATTGAGCGTTCAGGCGCTAACAATGTTGGGATGACTGCTTTGCAAGGCCTTTCAGGTATTGCGGGGGTGTTTCAGCAGGAAAAGCAGGCTCAGCGGCAGAAAGAATTTCAGCAGGCATACGCTAATGCTTATGCGTCTGGTGATCGCGGTGCTTTGCGTCAGTTGGCTACTCAATATCCAGACCAGATTGAATCCGTTCGTAAAGGCATGGGATTCATTGATGAAGACCAGCGTAATTCTATCGGCACCTTAGCGGCTGGCGCACGCTTTGCGTCATCGTCTCAAGAAGCAATGCAATCATGGCTGCAAAACAATGCCAAGGAACTTACTCGCGTCGGTGTTGACCCTAATAGCGTTGCTCAGATGTATCAGCAGAATCCTTCAGGATTTGGTGAGTTTGTTGATCACCTTGGAATGGCTGCTCTTGGTCCGATTGATTACTTCAATGTTCAGGACAAGATGGCTGGTCGTGAAATTGACCGAGGCAGGCTGGCAGAGACAATCCGCAGCAATCAGGCTGGAGAAGCACTAACAGCGCGTGGTCAGGACATCCAGATACGTGGACAGAACATCAGCGCACAGAATGCTGCTCTTTCCCGCGAAATACAAAGAGCAGAATTACAAGAAAAGGCTCTGGACAGACAGATAGCCAGAGAAAGCAATCAGTTAAAGCTTGAAGAGCTAAAACAGAAACAGGCAGATGTTCGGCAAAAGGCTGACATAGCCCGCGCTGACAGGCAGGCCGCCGCTCAGGGTGCAGTTGATACGTTCATGTCACGAACGGTGCAATAGTGATCCACACCCAACGCCTGAAATCAGATCCAGGGGGTAATCTGCTCTCCTGATTCAGGAGAGTTTATGGTCACTTTTGAGACAGTTATGGAAATTAAAATCCTGCACAAGCAGGGAATGAGTAGCCGGGCGATTGCCAGAGAACTGGGGATCTCCCGCAATACCGTTAAACGTTATTTGCAGGCAAAATCTGAGCCGCCAAAATATACGCCGCGACCTGCTGTTGCTTCACTCCTGGATGAATACCGGGATTATATTCGTCAACGCATCGCCGATGCTCATCCTTACAAAATCCCGGCAACGGTAATCGCTCGCGAGATCAGAGACCAGGGATATCGTGGCGGAATGACCATTCTCAGGGCATTCATTCGTTCTCTCTCGGTTCCTCAGGAGCAGGAGCCTGCCGTTCGGTTCGAAACTGAACCCGGACGACAGATGCAGGTTGACTGGGGCACTATGCGTAATGGCCGCTCACCGCTTCACGTGTTCGTTGCTGTTCTCGGATACAGCCGAATGCTGTACATCGAATTCACTGACAATATGCGTTATGACACGCTGGAGACCTGCCATCGTAATGCGTTCCGCTTCTTTGGTGGTGTGCCGCGCGAAGTGTTGTATGACAATATGAAAACTGTGGTTCTGCAACGTGACGCATATCAGACCGGTCAGCACCGGTTCCATCCTTCGCTGTGGCAGTTCGGCAAGGAGATGGGCTTCTCTCCCCGACTGTGTCGCCCCTTCAGGGCACAGACTAAAGGTAAGGTGGAACGGATGGTGCAGTACACCCGTAACAGTTTTTACATCCCACTAATGACTCGCCTGCGCCCGATGGGGATCACTGTCGATGTTGAAACAGCCAACCGCCACGGTCTGCGCTGGCTGCACGATGTCGCTAACCAACGAAAGCATGAAACAATCCAGGCACGTCCCTGCGATCGATGGCTCGAAGAGCAGCAGTCCATGCTGGCACTGCCTCCGGAGAAAAAAGAGTATGACGTGCATCTTGATGAAAATCTGGTGAACTTCGACAAACACCCCCTGCATCATCCACTCTCCATCTACGACTCATTCTGCAGAGGAGTGGCGTGATGATGGAACTGCAACATCAACGACTGATGGCGCTCGCCGGGCAGTTGCAACTGGAAAGCCTTATAAGCGCAGCGCCTGCGCTGTCACAACAGGCAGTAGACCAGGAATGGAGTTATATGGACTTCCTGGAGCATCTGCTTCATGAAGAAAAACTGGCACGTCATCAACGTAAACAGGCGATGTATACCCGAATGGCAGCCTTCCCGGCGGTGAAAACGTTCGAAGAGTATGACTTCACATTCGCCACCGGAGCACCGCAGAAGCAACTCCAGTCGTTACGCTCACTCAGCTTCATAGAACGTAATGAAAATATCGTGTTACTGGGGCCATCAGGTGTGGGGAAAACCCATCTGGCAATAGCGATGGGCTATGAAGCAGTCCGTGCAGGTATCAAAGTTCGCTTCACAACAGCAGCAGATCTGTTACTTCAGTTATCTACGGCACAACGTCAGGGCCGTTATAAAACGACGCTTCAGCGTGGAGTAATGGCCCCCCGCCTGCTCATCATTGATGAAATAGGCTATCTGCCGTTCAGTCAGGAAGAAGCAAAGCTGTTCTTCCAGGTCATCGCTAAACGTTACGAAAAGAGCGCAATGATCCTGACATCCAATCTGCCGTTCGGGCAGTGGGATCAAACGTTCGCCGGTGATGCAGCACTGACCTCAGCGATGCTGGACCGTATCTTACACCACTCACATGTCGTTCAAATCAAAGGAGAAAGCTATCGACTCAGACAGAAACGAAAGGCCGGGGTTATAGCAGAAGCTAATCCTGAGTAAAACGGTGGATCAATATTGGGCCGTTGGTGGAGATATAAGTGGATCACTTTTCATCCGTCGTTGACACGTTCAGCACCGCGCTTGATTCTCTCAACGAGATAGAGCAAAGCCCCGGCCTTTCAAAAGCAGTAGGAATTCGCTCAGCGTTTCCGACAGTCCCTGGCTCTGATGCGGCTAACTTTGAAGCAAGGCTCGACACCTTTAAAGCTCAAACATTCCTTCCTATGGTGCAGTCCCTGAAGGGTATGGGCGCTCTTTCAGATGCTGAGGGTAAAAAATTATCCGATGCGGTTGGTGCCCTAAGCCCCAAAATGAGTGAAAAGGCTTTTCGTGACTCTATCGGAAAGATTAGAAATCAGCTTGAAAGCAAGTTGAGCACTGTTAAAAAACAGTTTGATTATCAGGAGCCAGTACAGAATACGCCAGCGCAACAACCTACTACTGGCAGTAACTTTTCTTCACTATGGGGTGATTAATGGCTAAAGCATGGAAAGATGTTATCGCCTCTCCACAGTATCAGGCGTTAGCACCAGAACAAAAAGCGCAGGCTCAGGAGCAATACTTCAATGAAGTCGTGGCCCCGCAAGCCGGAGAAAATGCAGAGCAGGCTAAGCAAGCTTTCTATGCTGCCTATCCATTGCCATCTGTGCAGCCAGTGGATACACAGCAACCAGTAGCACAGCAACAACCACAGCAACAACCACAGCAAAGTGGATTTATGTCTGATCTTGGTGAAGCCGTGAAAGAAACTGGTCGCGGACTGGTGCAGGCTGGCGTGAACGTGGCAAACATACCTGCATCAGTTGCCGATGCTGTAACAAGCGCGGCGGCTTGGGCTGGCGGTAAACTCGGAATTGGCGATGGGACATATCACCCAGCGCCACGAGTAACAACGCAGGGATTAGAGCAGGACTTTGGCCTTCAGCAAGGCGCGCTGACTCCACAAACTACAGAGGGCAGGGTATTTGCTGAGGCATTGCCTTACCTCACTCCTGCTGGCATTGAGAGAGCGGCAACACAGGCACCAACACTCGCTGGTAGAATCGCTCAGGGTGCAACTCGCCTTCTCGCTGAAAACGCAGTCGGGTCACTTGCTGCAAATAGTGCGAAAGATGATGCGGAAGCCCTCGCCACCGATTTAGGTGTTGGCGTTCTGGCAGGCGGCGCTATTAACGCTGCTGGACGTGGATTAGGTGCTGCTTATCGTGGCGTTAGTGGTGCTATTGCGCCAGAAGCGCAGCAGGCTATCAGATTTGCAGAGCGTGAAGGAGTTCCTCTGCACACCACAGACCTGTTACAGCCTACTTCCCGCGTCGGGAAAATGGCGCAGACGACAGCGGAAAATATCCCCCTGGCTGGCACAAGCGGAATGAGAGCAACGCAACAGGAAGCGAGAAGCCAGTTGGTGCAGAGATTTGCTGATAAATTCGGTGAGTATGATCCAGCTGTTGTTATTGACAGCCTTAAAGCGAAAACATCAGGAATTCGTCGTGCTGCAGGGAACCGTCTTGAGCAGGTTCAGAATGCAATGGCGGGAGTCAATATCCAGCCTGCGCGAGCAATTCAGCAGATTGATACTGAGATATCTAACCTGCAGAAGCTTGGTAAGGTTGCTGATAACGAGACTATTTCAAAACTTCAATCATATCGTGATGAACTTGTTCGCAATGCTGGTCCTGATGGTCCGGTAAATCTGGATTTGAAGCAATTAAGCGACCTGCGCAGCCAGTTCAGAATGGACGTGAAAGGTGAGCGACCAGTGTTACCAAACCGTTCCGATGCTGCCATTCAGCGCGTTTACAAGGCAATGACCGACGATATCAATGGTGCCATTGGTCAGAATCTTGGCAACGATACTCTCCGTAAATATCAGCAGGCCAATGCCGTCTACGCTGACGAAGCGGCGAAACTAAAGAATACCAGGCTGAAGAATGTTCTCATGAAAGGCGACCTGACGCCGGAAGTTGTCAACAACATGCTATTCAGCAAGAACAAATCGGAAATTAAGACTCTGTATAACTCAGTTGGTCGTGTTGGCAGGACGCAAATGCGCAATGGCATCATTGGAAAGGCGATGGAGAAATCTGGCGGATCCCCTGACCAGTTCCTTCGGCAGCTTAACATCCTGCAAAACCAGACTGGCATCACATTTAAGGGGCAGGACGCTGCTTATCTGAAAGGATTAAAAAACTACCTGCAATCCACGCAGCAGGCTGCAAAAGCGGCAGTAACAACACCCACAGGGCAGCAAACTATCCCGTTCATAATTGGGTATGGGACGGCAATGAACCCGGCTACAACTGGCGCAGCAGTAAGCTACGGACTTCTTACTCGCGCCTATGAGAGCGAGCCATTCAGAAATGCAATGCTCCGAATGGCAAACACCCCACGCGGATCAACAGCGTTTGAGAAAGCCATGCAGCAGGCGCAAAAGGCCATTAACGCCCTTACTCAGGGGGCTAAGTCTGATGCGTTGTCAGAATAGCTTTTCAAACACCAGGAACGTGCAAAAACCAAATATGTAGAACGCGAGGTTTATCGTATCCCTCTGCATAGGCGATACCTTTGCTGATTGTTATCTGATGTTACTGCTACTGTTGCATGTGACTGTATTTCCAAACCCTGAATTGCAGTTTGTGTAAGTGTCAACGCGTGTTGGGTAAGGTTGAGTTATAACAGGCTGGCGCGCTTTTTGCTCGATAGCTTGCATTGTGTTTACAGCCTGATAATTCAATAAAGCCTGCTGGAATGCTTGGCTTTGTGCTATTTGTTGGGCTTGTTCTTGGCTTTGTAATTGAACATAAAGATTCTGAAGCTCAAGTCTTGCCTGCGCGTCACTTATCTTGCCATCATCGACACCTTGCCCGAGCATCTTCGCAGCAAGGACATATAACTTAGGTGTTGGTGCTGATGCCATGCGTGAGTCGCTCTTCACGCTAGCATCAAGGCAATTAGCCATATCGCTAAGCTTTGGATAGCGTTGTTCGCAACTTGCCTGATAGTCGCTAACCTTTGCACACCCTGCCAGCAGAAGCGGGATAATTAACAGTGATTTTTTCATATGATTAACTCTCCTTATCTTTGCCATCATGGCACTGTTGGGTGTAAATGAGTTATTAACTCAATCGACAATATCTTCACGAAAATACTTTTTATTATTAAGATCTTTCTGATTCTAACAAAACGGAAAGTAATATGAAGAGGATTATCGGCGTCGTTGCTGGCGCTATATTGTTATCTGGGTGCGCAACTATTGTTGGTGACGAAACACAGCTTGTGCAAGTGAACAGCAATCCTTCCGGTGCGAGCTTTAAGGTAAAAGACGAATCCGGCGTGATTGTTGCGCAAGGTAAGACTCCGCAAGGAGTAACTCTTGCCAAGTCAGATGGTAGTTATTTTGGCAAAAAGAGCTACCATATCACTATGGAAAAGGATGGGTACGAACCAGTTACCCTGCCAATCAAAGCCAATGCTAATGGTTGGTATATTGGTGGAAACCTTGTGTTTGGTGGGTTAATTGGTTGGCTTGCTGTAGATCCTTTTAATGGTGGGATGTATACCTTGAAGCCAAAAGAGGCAAACGCATCTCTTATACCATCAACAAAGCAAGACTAATAAATAGGACCCACCTTCAGGTGGGTTTTTTGTACAAATCCTTCAGCGTATCAAACACCATCTTCTTAACAAGTTCAGACTGCTCATCAGCGATGCGTTCCGCATCGTCTCGATAGCCTGAAATTTTGGATGGCTTTGATACAGCATCAGTCACTATCTGAACTAATTCTGAATTAAGAGAGCGGCCATTGGATTTGGCTCGCTGTTTTAGTTTTTCCTTTAATTCGTAAGGTAGCCGCAGATTAAATTGCGGGTCATCTCTTCCCATTCTTGATGCCTCGCTTTTGTGAGTGGATCGGCATCTTATTATCTGCTGGTTGCATCCTCAATAAGACCACAGTGGTCTCTTTGTTTGATTAATAATGCATCACTGTGGCAATGCTGCGGCGATTCCTTGTATCTGGAGCAAATTAAATGACAGACATTACAGCCAATGTTGTAGTGAGTATGCCTTCGCAACTCTTCACTATGGCTCGTTCTTTTAAAGCCGTAGCCAATGGCAAAATTTATATCGGTAAAATTGACACTGACCCGGTAAATCCTGAAAACCAGATTCAGGTTTATGTGGAGAATGAGGATGGTTCTCACGCTCCTGTATCGCAACCAATCATCATTAACGCTGCTGGTTACCCGGTATATAACGGACAGATTGCCAAATTCGTTACCGTGCAAGGCCATTCTATGGCTGTTTATGATGCGTATGGTGCGCAGCAGTTCTATTTTCCTAATGTGCTGAAGTATGACCCTGATCAGTCATTGAAATATGTAGAAGGGGCATTGCTTGTTACTGACTTAGGTAATGGGACGTTTAAGAATAGTAGAAAAGACGTTGCCATTGGGGATAATCTAACAGGAACCAATTTTATTAGAATAAACGGCGGCGTCTATAAATGCACTCCAGTTGCAACTGGAATTGTTACTGAGATCAAACATAGATACATTATCGCAGGCGGGGTTAAAAGCTACCTGTCTCATATTTCTAGGCATGTCAGTGGTACGCGTAGGCCGCTGAACTGGAAATTAGAATTCAGCATCATAGACGATGAGATTACCGCAGATCTTAAAGATCAGTATGGTTACACGACCATGGGATTTCAGGGGATTTACATAGACAGCAATGATGGAATGGTATACATCGGCTGGCAGACGCTAGACCCCGCATCGGTATGGGTTACGGTGCATGACTGGATAACAGGAGCATTGGTAACACGTCTTCATTTTCCGAATAACGTTGGTGCACCAGAAGGCATCCACGTTTACCGAGTGGCAGGACAGCGTTACATCCTGCTGCCGTACAGCCCATCTCGCACTATCAGAATTTACCCTATCGAAGATCCGCGTACGCTGGTTGATAAAACGCAGATTACAAACTTCACTGAATCAACACCCCTTGGAGTGCGATATCAGTTTAGTGGCTTTGGTAATACCCTGATATACGAAAATGCGGATATGGGTTGGCCGAAAATTTTTGATGTTGAGACAGGTGTATCCAATATCTTTAACACACTGGATATTAACAGCCTTATAGAAGGATCTTACAGTCCAATGGGGACTATTACGGTTGATGCAAATGTTGGAGGTCGCGGAGCCGGTAAACCAAAACGGCAGGGTGTCGCTCTTGGTTCTCAACGGATATTTGCTGGTATTGGTGCATCTACCACGGCGGGATCTGGAAATACTTTCGCAGGGTTGCAGGGTTATATTGAGTACAGCCTTAATGGTTCAGAATTAGGTCAGTACCTGCTGTCACCTGCAGATTTCAAAACATACTGGGATAGTTATTCAGGGAAGAGTGTTTACTCCACTGAAAATGAGGGGGTGCAGTCTTGTGATATTTCTGGCTCTGAGGAATTGTATCTTCTACAGTCTATTCGCTATGACAATGGGGGCGGATCAAATTATAGGACTTTAAACATCATTCGCGCTAACTGTCCATCTAATGAACCTGGAACAGTAGACATGACTCCGCTATCCAATGCCTCATCACAGTTATTTAACCCTCGCGGAAGGGTGATTAACGCTGGCCGTCACCCTGTAAACCCGGCTGATGGTATTGCGCTATTTACATCGGCACAGGCTATTTGTGACTATTTGCGGAATACAGATGCAGGTAGATATGTGACATATCTTGAACAGGATATGCCACTGTTTGAAGGTGGGCCATCTGCGCCAGGACAGATGACGCTGCCAGCATTCTGCCTATTGCAGATCGACTTCATCAACGGCGATACCTGGGAAATTACAGTTAATGGAACTAACAGGGCTAATAATTATACAGGAAGGATTTCCAAAAACGGCGGGTACAACTCTTTTACTAAGGTGTCCTCCCGCAGCATGTCGATTCTCGGATCCCCTGGTCTGGTTGATGTATCAATTCGCTCACCTAACTCACTAAATCTTCCAGAATTTGCTGGAGACTGGTCTACTGGTGTAAGTGTAGGAGCTGCAGGTGGGGTGACAAACTGGCAGCCAGAAGGAACAGGTAACGGAGCATTATGGGAGTCAGGATATGCAAAAAACCGTGTGTTGCAGATATTCATGTCCACAACATCAAAACTGTTCTTCCGCTACGCAGACGATGCTATTCGCGCAGGTAACACAGGCTGGGCTGAGGCATGGTCGTCGCTGAACACGACCGTCGATTCAAGTGGTTTCATCAAAAAAGCCTCTCCGGTTGTGAAGATTTTCTCAGACGGTAGTAGTGAAACAAATCGCGAATCAGATGGGGTAACCGTCACACGGCTGGCATTGGGTGAATATCTGATTGAGGGTTGCGTAGGTCTGAATGCAGATGCTTCATGGGGGGGGATTGATGGTGGATTTGAAATACCGCAGGACCGAAACAAGCAGCCGCTCATCTGGCTGGATTATGTTGTTAACCAAGATGGATCTGTGTTGGTGAAAACGTTTCACCGCACTCATGATAACTCGCCCGTTTTTGCACGTAACGACATCCCTGGTGTTTCGAACGGTGACCCGATCGACATTCCTGCTAATCAATTCGTTTCTGTGCGAGTACAGATGCCTGAGGATTCTGCATGGAATAAGCTTAAGGAACAACTAAATAAGGCTGAATTGATAGAAGATGATGTTGTGGAATAG